GTTCGTACCGTTGGGCAATGTAGCATGTAAAGAACGAGCATCCTCGAGGTATTCGAGGAGCCCTGAGGTCTTAAAAATGCGCTGAACTAAGTGCAAATGCACCCGATCAGACGCATCCTTCAGGTCTAGCGTAGCTAGTCGTCTATCTTTACTTGCTTTGTAGGCGAGTCTCTGATTCACGTCTTGCCGGGTAAACCGGATCGACGATGAAGTCAGTGGATGAGTCTCCAATATCGTATATACATGGTCTTTTATAGACTGCTGCATATACTGCATATGTGAAGGCTCAATCGCAATGACTCGTGGCGCCGTCTGAGTTTTAGGCACGAATACAACTCGCACAGGGAGTTCATCCCTGAGATCAAGGTATTCGACACCTAATTCTCGTTCGACTCTTTCCCCTGTACCCCCGACCGCTCCCGCAATCCCATAATTGGGATAGCAATGCAAGTCGGAAGGGAAAGAGAGCTCCGATCTCTGGTTCCACAGACGAATCCGATTCCTCTCATTGGAGAGTAGTCGGTCGGCAGTGACGCCAGGGCCGTGATGACAGACAAGATCGAGATAATCAAGCTCAGGAAAAACCTGCGCCCAAATAATCCCCGATATTTTGTCAAGGACATCGTCCTTCCTTTCTATGAAAGGTGTGTCACGACGGAGTTCGCCTTCTACTTCTATGAAATGCTGTATAGCCTCGGCATTACGCTTTGGACTACACTCAAGTTTTAGCTTCTTAAAGAAGCGACAAACTTGCCGAATACCAGCAATGGTAAACGGGCATGGCTCATGAAGTAGCCTACCATCCTTATCGAACACACGTTTGAAGAAACCTCCCATAAAACGGGGGAGACTTCCATGCCGAGCAAAATTACTCGGACATGTGAACGTCCCTGTTTCGATGCCTCTTTCGAGAGCATCAGAAAGCAGAGGAAGTGTTATCGTCAAAAACGATAATCCTTCGTGTTCACAACGATCTGCAACACGTTGCAGATCGCGTTCTACGGACAAGTCTAGGTCCATACTGAGTTGTCTCAGCACGGCCTTGACGAGCATGGTCGGTCTTTTCATTGAAACCTCCATTTTAACGGGGGAATCAAGACCGTCTAGGCTTACTCCAAGTTATCGGAAATTACATCGACACCCTTAAGAAGCGTTTTTACGCGAAAGGAGTGAGACGAGGAATTCCTTGAGAGACTTCCAGATAAACGACATAAGGTCGTCCTTCTGTGGGTCCGACATCAGAATTCTCCTCCGAGAACCTTGTTATAATTGGTTGAAGACAACCAAGTTTTCAAGGCTTCGACGATGTAACCGATCTCTGTATCAGAGAAACCGGATTTCGGCTCATCAATAACAAGATAGGCCGAAACTCCCAGGTCCTTGTTAAGGCCTGAGATTGGGTCAGCGGTAATCTTATGCTGACTCAAACGGACTTCTCGGCGAAAACGACTGGCAGTAACATTCTGCTTTGTCGTCATCGTCGTGACGCCGTCAGCGGATTGATAAGTATTTACCGTTGGACCCATAGAGGTCCGAGGCAAAGAAATAGCAACCGCATTGACTGTCACTGATTGAGGATCTGCAAGCACTAGAAGCTCCTAACTTTACGCATTACAAGCTCGTATACCGTACGAGCACGGTAGTGTGTTATCGTAACCGAGACATGCCTAGTGCCCCAAGTATCGATAACTGCATACCCGAGAGATTATTATCTGGGGTATTCCAACCAAAAGGATCCCCTACGGATCGGACCTTATGGGCCCAATTTCCGATAGAGGTGCCTGAGACTGATATTTCTTCTCCGCTTTGCCTGAGAAAGTATGATGTACAGGTATTAGTCTGTATACCACCCCTCTCATGCATTACGTAGAAGTAATCAGCGGCTAGTCGATCGGCAACGCCAGCTTCCATATTTTGCAACATGGAACTGACGTTAACAAACCAATCTCCTAGCCAAGTCCAGGGTAGAGCGTTATAAACAACGCTAGGACTGGGATAAAGGCCAAAAATACGGGCCATCATTGCCGCAGTCCAAACAACATCCCTGGGGCCATCAGGAAGATGATACACGAAGCGGGCCGAAGCCCACGCGCGATCATAATCCTTGGTATGTAAATCAGAAATCCCGGGTCGAGGATAATACTGCGTAACAAATCCAGGTGACATCACCTGGTACGCAATAGTCGTCGATCGAGATTCACTGACTACATTGTCAAACAGAGTACATCTCCGTCTGACAGGCCGGCCGTTATCTCTTAGGAGCTGTTTGAGTCGCTTTTGCGCGCCGATTTGTGTCAGCACGAAATTGCGAATATCATTCAGCAACGGCTTCCACCCGAATTGAAGAGCTAACCAATAGTTCGGTATAGCATTCAATCCGGAACTCAGAAACCGCTGTCTCAACATATCAGGAAGCTCTCGCAATTCATAAATTGCATTTAGCCCCTGAAAACTTGGTTGAGTAGGCTTCATCCTATTGTATGCGTCGCTTCCCATAGTAGATGTAACGGTGGCAAGATTACCACCAACACTACCTAACCAGCCGATGTTTGGACTAACTCCACCAACATAATATTGGTTGAGAGGTCCACCTCGCCAGATTTTTCCGACGTTTAGTAGCGGTGTTTCAAACTTATATTGATTAAGAATGAAATCACCACCGACTGCACGACCGGAAGGGAAGTTCGGATATCCATAGTGCCCTTCGCCACCTAACATAGTCTCTCGATAGATTGACTGTGTGTTGGTTTTGGAGGACGCTGGTGAACCGTCCAAATGTTCAACACCTGCAAAGATGTTGATAGTTTGATTACGGCTCTTGGACATACAAGATAACTCCTTTGGTTGAGCCCAGCATTTTATTGCTGGGTTACGCGGAGTGTTCCGTAGAACGTGGGAAGGCCTTTAGGGGCC